GTCAATGATGCAATAAAAATTAATAGAAGAACATTTGAGGAATATGACGAGAAGCCTAACAACAGCGATAAAGAACGAACTAGCAACAAATGATATTAGACCAATCCATCTTATCACTATTGGGTTCTCTACTCCTATTAACATTACTGATTGTTCTTTTCCATTAACCTCATCAGTATCAGGTTCATCAGTTACTTATTCAGCTTCAGATTTTATTATGGGTATATCTGAACATAGTGAACAAACAGACATAACTAAAGCTAGTTTAAAATTAATTTTATCAGGTGCAGATCAAACTTTTATAGCAGTAGTATTAAATGAAAATGTTACTAATGATTCTGTTACTATTTACAGAGGGTTATTAGCTGATGATAATACTTTAATTGCTGACCCTATACTTCTTTATAAAGGCAATATTGAAAATTATTCTATACAAGAATCTGAAAAAGAAAGTAATGTATCTTTATCTATTGTATCTCATTGGGCAGACTTTGAAAAAAAGAATGGTCGTAAAACAAACAATTCTTCTCAACAAAGATTTTTTAGTACAGATGTTGGTATGGATTTTTCTTCTGAAATAATTAGTGATATTAAATGGGGTAGAGCATAATGGATAATATTATTAATTTTTATAAAACATTCAATAAATACAAAAACAATAGTAATAAAGATTTATATTATCATATTGAGCCATCAATAAATTGCAGACAATATAAAATATTTGAAGATGATAAAGGTATTTATGGTTTTGTTAATTGGGCTTTCTTAAATCAAGAAGCAGAAGATCATTATAAAACAAAAGCAATTATTAAAAAAGATAAATGGCAAAGTGGAAGTAATTTATGGTTATATGATATTCTTATATCTAAAAATGCAAGAGAAGTTATGAGTTGGGTTTATAATCATTTTAAAGATTATCTAAAAGTAAATCAATGTATTAATTGGTTAAGATTAGATGATAATAATAATATTTACAGAATATCTAAAAAATACAAAAGGGAGTTTCATATCTAATGGGTGGTGTAGTAGAAACAGCAGTTGAGGTCGTAACTAAAGCAAAACCAATATTTAAATTTTTTAATAAAAATCCTTTAATTAGTTTAGGTGCAAGTTTATTTTTATCATGGGTATTAAGACCTAAAGTACCAGAAATTGAAGATTTTGGAACTAGTGCATTTGATGACTTTGAAAAAGGATTGTTAGTTAATAAACAATCTAATGACATAAATATTCCTGTTATCTATGGAGAAAGATTAGTTGGTGGCTCAAGAGTATTTGTAGAAAGTTCAGGAACAGATAACGAGTTTCTATATATTGCTTTAGTATTATCAGAGGGAGAGATAAACGATATAACAGAAATAAGAATAGATGACCAAGTAGTTACATGGTCAGGAGATTTAGCAGATAATACACAAGTTACAGTTAATAGTTCTGATGCTAATTATTATAAAGATGGAGTTAGTTTAGTTACAGTAGAGCCTCATTATGGAACAGATGGTCAATCAGCATCTAGTTTATTATCCACATTAACTAATTGGGGAAGTAATCATAAATTATCTGGTCTTTGTTATTTAGCTTTAAAATTTAAATGGAATCAAGATGTTTGGGGTGGTATGCCTAAAGTTCAAGCAAAGATACAAGGTAAAAAAGTTAAAACATATAATGCAAGTTTAGTAGAACAAACTGCATCTTATCAAACAAATCCAGCTTGGTGTATATTAGATTATTTAACTGATACTAGATATGGAAAAGGATTAGCAGTTAGTGAAATAGATTTACAAAGTTTTTATGATGCGTCTTTAGTTTGTGAAACACAAGTAACACCATATTCAGGTGGAAGTGATATAAATATTTTTGATTGCAATACAGCAGTTGATACTTCAAGAAATTTAATTGATAATTTAAGAGAACTCATAAAAGGTTGCAGAGGTTATATTCCATATACTCAAGGTAAATATAGCCTAGTTATTGAAACAACAGGCACAGCTTCTATTACATTAACAGAAGATGATATTATAGGTGGTTATGGTTTAGCAATACCAACTAAAAATGAAAAATATAATAGGGTTATTATTTCATTTGTTAATCCAGCAAAAAACTATCAAGTAGATGAGATTAGTTTTCCACCAAATGATGATTCAGGACTTCCTAGTGCAGATCAACACGCAACTATGAAAGCAAGTGATGGTGGATTTTTGTTAGAGGGTAGATTTGATTTTCCAACTCTGACAAGTCAATATCAAGCTGAAGAAATGGCAGAAGTAATACTTAGAAGAAGTAGAGAGGCAATAGGTTTATCATTAAATGTAACTTTTAAAGGTTATGAATTAAATATTGGAGATATAGTTAATGTAACACATTCTTCTTTAGGTTTTTCTGCTAAGCCTTTTAGAATTTTAGGAATGACTTTTAATCAAGATTTTACAGTATCTTTAACTTTAGTGGAACATCAAGATAGTCATTATACTTGGGCTACTAAAGTACAAGCAACAACAGTACCAACAACTAATTTACCTAATCCATTTAATGTTCAACCACCAGCAAGTGTTACTTTAGATGACCAATTAATCCAATATAATGATGGAACTGTAATTGTAGCTTTAGATGTAACTATAGGTGCTTCTCCTGATAGCTTTGTTGATTACTACCAAGTAGAATATAAATTAAGTTCAGATTCAGATTATATTATTTACGCACAAGGTTCAGGATTAAATCACAGAGTCTTAAACGTAATTGACCAAAATACTTATGATGTAAGAGTTAAGGCAGTTTCAAGTTTAGGTACATCATCAACTTATGTAACAGCACAAAGAACTATAATTGGGGCTATCGCACCTCCATCTGATATTGAAGATTTTTCTTGTAATGTTATTGGACAAGAGGCTCATCTTTCATGGACACAAATACCAGACTTAGACCTTGCTTATTATCAAATTAGATATTCAGCTTTAATAGATGGTTCAGCTTCATGGTCAAACTCTGTATCATTAGTTGAGAAAGTATCAAGACCAGCAACTTCAATTAATGTACCAGCAAGGGTTGGAACTTATCTTATCAAAGCTGTAGATAAACTTGGAAACTTTAGTTCTAACGCAACAGCTATTATTTCTAATGTTACAGGAGTTTTAAACTTTAATGCAGTAGCAACTCAATCAGAACACCCTGACTTTACAGGAACTAAAACAAATGTAATTGAATCTGATAATACTTTAAAATTAGACTCATCAGAACTATTTGATTCAGCTAGTGGATTATTTGATGATGGAACAGGATTATTTGAATCTGGTTTAACAAGTGCTGATTTATTTGCGTCAGGAAGTTATGAGTTTGCAACACCTATTGATATTGGGGCAAAACATACTGCTAGAATTACAGCTTCTATAACTCAAACATCAGATAACTTAGATGATGTCTTTGATAGTAGAACAGGAGATTTTGACGATCAAAAATCTAACTTTGATGGAGATACACCAGCAAACTGTAATGCACATATTGAGATAGCAACCTCTGATGATAATGTTACTTACACATCATTTAGAAATTTCACTATTGGAGATTATACTGCTAGATACTTTAAATTTAAATTAATAATGACTTCAACAGATTTATCATCAACTCCTGTTGTATCAGAATTATCAGTAACTATTGATATGCCTGATAGAATATTTAGTGGAAATGATATAACTTCTGGTGCTGGAACATATACTATAACATTTACAAATTCATTCAAATCTGTTAATTATGCAGTTGGAATTACAGGCGAAGACCTTGCTACTGGAGATTTCTTTTTAGTAGAAAACAAGACAATCAATGGCTTCGACTTAACATTTAAAAATTCAGGTGGTACAGCAATAAGTCGTACCTTTGACTACTTGGCAAAGGGCTATTGATATATTAAAATAAAAGGAGTATAAGAAACTATGTCTCAACATGATTACGATATTGCCAATCAAGGTTTTCCAGCTTTTAGAACAGATTTAAACAATGTTCTAGGTGCAATTAATTCATCTAATTCAGGAACTTCAAGACCAAGTTCTGC